TGACTTTGATCACCGGACAGGACGGTGTCAAGCTCAAGCGAAAGTATTTCAAAAACATGCCAGCTTTGGACAAACTTACCAAGCTGGTAACTGAAAAGGCAGAAAGCCAGGGCTACATCAAAGCTTTGGATGGCCGTCAGATACAAATCCGCTCAGCGCATAGCAGCTTGAATTTCTTGCTGCAATCCGCTGGGGCATTGATCAGCAAGGTCTGGTACATCAGGTGCTTTGAACTGCTGACCAAAGCTGGTTTGTTGTACGACACACACTGGACCTTCCTTGCCCACATTCACGACGAGATTCAATTTTCTGTGGAGAAAACTCATGCACAACAACTCGGAGAACTCGCGATCAAGGCAGCTGCACTTGCCGGGGAAGATCTCGGCCTACGGATTCCCATTGCAGCAGAATATAAAGTGGGAGACAACTGGGCCGATTGTCACTAAATTCTGCACGGTTTGTAAACAAGACAAACCTGTTACTGAGTTTCACGGTGACAAGCAAAAAGCTGATGGTCGGTATCCGCATTGCAAAACTTGCAACAGGATTAACGTAAAGAATCGCAAAAGATTGCGACAGCACAACCCACCACCAGCTAACGGTAGGTGTGAATGTTGCGGTCAAGTTAAAAAGCTAGTGCTCGATCATTGCCACACGACACAAGAGTTTCGTGGCTGGTTGTGCAGCGATTGCAACGTCGCAATTGGAAAACTTGGGGACGATACTCAAGGCGTCCTAAAAGCGCTTGATTACCTTGAGCGCAAAAATATGATTACATCAATTGACGGAGGTGACCACAATGAAACTGCTGCTTGATGCAGACATGCTGCTGTATCAGACAGTGGCCAGTTGCGAGACAGAGATCGAGTGGATGACTGACATCATCACTACTCATCTTCCAATTAAGCAAGCTAAACTCATGTTTACTGAGCTTGTGGAAGCAAAACAAAAGCAAGCCAAAGCTGACAGTGTTGTCCTTTGCTGGACTTCAAACGAAAACTTTCGTAAGAAGGTTGATCCAACTTACAAAGGCAATCGTGTCAACTATCACCGCCGCAAACCTGTTGGTTTTGTAGCAACCAGGAACTGGGCTGAAGGAGCATATCCCTCAGAGTGCTGGTACAACCTGGAAGGTGATGATGTGCTCGGCATTTTGAGTACTCGTAATCCAGAACAAACCATTCTCTGGTCAGGTGACAAAGACCTGAAACAGATTCCTGGCTTGCATCTTGATAACGAGGGCAACACTTACTCCATCTCCGACCTCGAAGCCGATGTTTATTTTTACCGCCAAGTTCTTACCGGCGATTCCACTGACGGGTATCCTGGCTGCCCTGGAGTTGGTCCGAAGACAGCGGAAAAACTCATCCCAGAAGAAGACTTCACAGAAGCCTCCGCATGGAGAACTGTAATTAAACAGTACGAAAAGAAAGGCTTTGGCCCTGACTATGCCCTCACGCAAGCACGTCTTGCTCGCATCCTTCGGAACACCGAGTACACCTTTGATGAACTTCAGTTATGGACACCACTCACGATCCCGTCAACCCCACCCACTACGCCATCGACGAAGGAGTAATTGAGTGCATTGATTACATCGAAAGCCATGCCTTTGATTTTCTTGAAGGCAACGTAATCAAATACGTCACTCGGTATCAACACAAAAACGGTGTTGAAGATCTTAAAAAAGCACGTTGGTATCTCAACCGTTTAATCCAACGTTACGAATCTCGTCCAACTTATGATCCGACGATTTACGAATCTGTTCTCAACTGCAATGACTTTGAATTCCAATTCCCGAATAGTGAAACACTGGATGAAACAAGCGAACCAGCTTGACAAGCCAGATTGTGACAAACAACTTCAGTTTCTTGAAGAAGAGTTTTACGAAGTTATGCACGCTTGGAAAAACGAAACTCGACCTGAAGTTATCAAGGAACTTTGCGACCTTATCTGGGTTGCTTACGGTATGCTTCATACACTTGAAGTTGATCCAGACGTTGCTTTTGATCGCATTGCTGCGTCGAACTATTCCAAGCTGCCGTTCAAACTAATCGACGGTAAGGTGCAAAAAGGCCCCAACTACGAAAAACCCAACCTCACTGATCTTTGAAATGAATCCTGCAATCGCAATGACCGGCCGTGTTGAAAGCTGGCTGGAAAATCCTACGCGGCGCTACCCTGTCAGCTGCACGGTGTTTGTATGTCGTGACACGATGGACGAAGATCCTGATGGTTTGGAAGGTGCGTTCCAGTTTGTCTCTAAAGCTTTGCGCTATGGAGCTGGTGTATCTGTGCATCTATCACAACTTCGCGCCAAAGGAACAGAAAACGAGCACGGCATGGTTGCTTCTGGTCCTTGCGGTTTTATGGAAATCTTTTCCAAGTTCAACGAGATTCTTCGCAGAGGCGGACAGTATCGCAACGGAGCTGTAGTGTGTCACCTCGACGCGGACCATAAAGATCTGCTTGAGTTTCTAAATTACGATCGCGCACGTATTCCTTGGTTAAAGCGTTGTGTAAACGTTGAGCCTGAGATTGTCAACGAACCTGACAAACTGGCTGCAATCATGGATGCTGCTCGTCGTGGCGATGTTTGGATTGTTAAAAAGCAATACGACAAAAACGGTGACCGCATTTACTCCAACGTTTGCCAAGAAATTCTTCTTAAGAGTCGCGATACTTGCTTGTTGAATCACATCAACCTCGGTATCTGCAAGGTTGAAGATATTCCTCAAGCTTTTGAAGATGGTATGCGGTTCCTGTGCGAACTGTACAAACAAACTGAAGTTGAAGATTCAGGTATTTACGTTCACAAAGACAAACAAGTTGGTCTTGGTGTTCTTGGTCTTGCAAACCTGCTTGCCATTGAAGGTGTTGCTTACAAAGATTTTGTCCAAGCTTTGCAATACACCAACCTTGGTGTGTATAACGGCGTAACAAAACCTGGAGCAATTTCTGAAGCTCTTCTGGAAGGCTTTAAACGGGCCGCTGCAGTAGCCGAAGAGCATGGGATGTCTCGCGCCTTTACCGTGGCCCCTACAGCCTCTTGTGCGTACCGCTACCAGGATCGTGAAGGTTACACTACAACCCCTGAAATCGCTCCTCCTGTTAGCCGTAACATTGATCGCGCTAGTTCAACTCTTGGCGTGCAAAGTTACGAATTTAATCCCAAGTGTGAAACTGCTGAAGAAGTAGGTTGGGATATTTTCTTCACACTTAATTGTGAATGGCAGAGACTCATGGATAGCACTGGGATGGCACACGCTATTTCCATGAATTGGTGGTCAGACATGACAACCATGGACCGTAATTTTATGGCACGATGGATTAACTCCCCCTTGAAGAGTTTGTATTACAGCCTTCAAGTGATACCGGATACGCAAGACAAAACTGACATTTACGCAGCGTTAAAAGACGTTGACGTTGATGATTATCTTGCAGAAATCCTGGAGGAATCTGACCCTGTTCAATGTGATTGCGCCGAGTAATGAACCCGTATCAAAAACTACAACAAAGAAAGCGTACCTGGACCCCGATTCAACCCACTGCGGGTAAACTAAGAGAAGGTTCAGAAGAAACCATTCGTCGAGCTTTGGCTCTTCGTGCTCTTGAACTGCCTGTCGGGGAGTTTATCTCCGAGGCAGTCATGGGTGAGGTTCCCGAAGCGGCGCGAGACCTTCTTATTTCAAACATTCGTGATGAGGAAAAGCATGATGTTGCACTCGGATACGCAGCTAGAGCGCACGGTGTTGACGCAACAGCAGAAGCGGAAGCACAACGCCTTAAAGAGGCTTGGATCGATCATCCAGACCACACCGTACTCAAAGCAATGGTGGCTGAGAGAGCTGTATTCTTCGTTCTCCTCCCGTTCTTTCGCTTCTGTGGAGACACCGGATTAGCCGTAACTTCACAAGACATCAGCCGTGATGAACAGGTTCATGTTGCGAGTAACTCCTTGGTGTGTCGTGAGCTTGGTCTCACTGTCTCTCCTAGCCTTGATCGCCTACGAAAGGCTACAATCGCTTGGGTGATGCAGCCTCTTGGCCGCTCAGAAGACAAATACCTTGATAAGCAGTTCTGGCTTGATCAGAGCGATAGCTTGATGTACGCCGGTAAAGCCGAAGGTTTGCTTGAAACTAAGCGAGCCCGTGTTCCTGCTTTCTTTGAAACAAGTAACATGGATTTACCTAGTTATGCGTAATTATGTTTAATAGTTCAGAGAGTAAATCTGTTGATCCAGCCATTTGGAGTGATCCTTTTGGCTGGGATTTTTCTGGTGTTGAGTTATCAATTCGTTGGTGTGATGTTTTAGGAACTTGTAAAAGTGGTAAGAAAGCAAGGCGACGAGCACAGCAAGCAGCACAAGCAGCAGCCGCAGCAGCACAAGCAGCCGAACGCCAACGCCAACAACAAATAGAACAACAACGCCAAGCTCAAGCTGCTCAAGCAGCACGCGAAGCACAGGCAAGAGCAGCCGCATTAGCAGCGCAACGTAAAGCAGAAGCAGCTGCGCTAGCTACAAAACGTATTGGTGCTGCTACACAAGCACAACAAGATATTGTTGCTCAACGTGAGCAAGCAGCTTCTCAACAATTAATCCAAGATATTGGTGCAGCAGGTGCAGAAGAACGACTAGGCGCAACAGTTGGTCAGCCTGGTATTGCTCGCACACAACTAACAGCTAGCACAACTCCTCTTGGCGGCTATAGTGGAACGTCTCCCGGAGACATCTCACCAACAGCTTTGAATATATGACGCCTTACATTGACCCCGATATTATCAAATATCTGGAAGAAATGTATCCTGATCAATGCCCTGATATTAGTATGGAAGAGAAACAAATTTGGTTTTCTTCTGGACAAGTTTCTGTTGTACGGCATTTGAGAGATCAGTACAACATTCAAGAGGAAACTAAGTACAACTAATTTAGTGCTATGGCTATTGGTCTTATCATCGGTCTAGGCTCTGCAGCTATTGCAGGTTCTAGCCTTTATTCTGGTTATCAAACTGGTAAAGCAGCTCGTCGTCAGGAGCGACAAGCAAAAGCTCAAATGAGGGCTACTCGTCGTCGGACGCAAATGGAGCTGCAGCAAATGCAGTCAGAGTCTGCTGCTGCTTCTCAACGTTTTAATCAGCAGCTAGCAATGTCTCGTGAGCGTACTGCAGCTACGCAGCGGGAAGCTGAATTGGCACGTCAAGCTACAATGAAACAAGTTGCAGCGCAGAAATCTGCGTCTGCTTTGGCTATTCAGCAACAACAATTGCAGTCTGCTATTCAACGTCAATCAGCGGCTGCCAAAGTAGGACAGCAAAAACGTAAGAAAGTTGGTAGCCCTGGTGCTCTTCGCACAGCCGTTGATGCTCAGTCCGCACTTGCTCTGGGTGGCCCGTCGCAAACTACGAAATCTGGAGTCGGTGGTCTGAATGTCTAAAAACAAAGCTGCGGCTCGTTATTCGTTTCTTGAGCCAGAGAAAACTGTTTATCTTGATCGTGCTATTGAGTGTAGTCGATACACTTTGCCGACCCTTATTACGGATAACGACCGCAGCACGGGTAAGAATCTTTATACAAAAATTGATACAACTTACCAAGGTCTTGGAGCCCGCGGAGT